GTTTGCTCATAGTCTTTTCTCAAGAACCACTGCGGTTCGTTTATAACCATCAAGCGCCCGCTGCCAACCGGGTCGCCCCATGATCAGCATCGTGTCGCAGTTAATGTGCCTCGCCCACTCCTCGAGCACCGGGCGAATGATGTTGTCAATTTCCTTCAGATCGCCCGCGCCGATGATGACGGTGAGCTGCTTTAGCCTTGGGAAAACATCAATCGTCGTGATGACACAACTATTTTCCGAAGACCAAAATTGGTACTCGCCGCTCTTGATGCCCTCCACCACGTCGGCGTAGTTCATCTGCCCGTACCCTTCGGCGAGCGCACGGTCAATGAGTTCGCGGAACGGGGCGACGTACTCAAGACCCTCTACCTCATCGTGAATCATCGTTCACCGCCAGCGACTGCATCTATCCTCATTATGCCAACTCGCCAGTCAGTCAATGAGTCTCCGGTTATCTTCATCTCTACTTGTCTGCCGGTAAACCTAACGGGCGTGTAAATGGAGTCGATCGTGTACGTCTTGGTCGTCTGAGACCCGTTCGGCGCGAAGCTCGTCAGGAACTGCACGCCGACCGAGCCTTGCGTCTTCTCGTCGGCGATGAGTTGCCGCGCCACCATGATCCGATCGCCCGATCCAAGTTCTATCGGCCCGGTCTGCGCATACGGCGTTGCCCCATCGTAGGACACGCCAACCTCGTGCTCGTAAACGTACCCGTCATCAGAGACCATCAGCGGATAGTTAAACACGCCGCGATCCGTGCCAGCGGTGCGACCGAGCGAGCCGATCATCCAGTGGCCCTCGCGGTAGTTGTATACGACGTAGGAGTCCACCTCGGTGTTCGCCGCAGAAGGATAGAACCACCACACCTCGCCAAACTGGTTGTTGGCGACGGCGTACACCTTTGACCGCTGCGTCTGCGAGAGGTTGTTCACCACATAGTCAAGCACTTCGCACTTGAGTGGGCGCACGAAGCCGTCGTAGGTAAAGAAGCCAGCAGGCGACCACCAGTACGCGACCGACTCCACGGCGGCGACCGCCTGCGCAGAGATTAGCCCGCAGCCCGTGGCGATACGCTGAAAACCATACACATACGGCGCCCCTTGGTACTGCGCCGTGTGTACGTCAACGTCTGTGAAGATCAGGTTCACGCCGCGCAGTCGCTTGCCCGCGACGATGGAGCCGATTGTCTCTAACTCTATGTCACCCGCCTGGTTCGTGATCGCGGGCGTCCATGTGGTGTTGTCTTCTTGATCTGACCACGCCACCTTGCGCAAATTCCCACCGGCGCCGAGGGCGAACACAAACCTCTCTGCGGTCACAAGAACGGCCTTGTTATTGATTGGAGCATTGGCGAGCGCGACCGCATCGTTGCTGATGTTTATGTCCCACTCGTAAATTTTACCGTCAGAGCTAGAGCAGGCAAGCAAATACTCGCCCCAGTTGTCTAGGCTCCACGTCGTCGCAGGTGTAGACGTTCCCGTGTCTGGTCTTGGCGTGCCATAGGAGAAAAGACCATAAGGGCCGCCACCATAACCAAGATTAAGCACCGCGTCGCCGCTTCCCGGCGTAAACCCGCTCGGTGTGATGTCCGTGATCGAACCAGACTCGCTCATCGCATAGAGCTTGGAGTGCGTGCCAAGAGCGATCCAGCGCGCGTTGGCGTTGGTTCTCCACGTTAAGATGCCGCGGCACTTTCCGGTAAGCTGCCCGGTGGCGCGCTTACGCCACCCGCCAACTGGGCGCATGGTGCCCTCGTACCAGCGGACAAGGTTGGAGTCGCGCCAGCGACCCTTGCTCTGGTAGTCCGTGCCGTTGCGGTATACGCCTGGCTGGATATTGATCGGAATCAAGGCCAAGGAATTACTCCTTTGACGGGATGATGAATCCCTTGAAAAAGGCGATTAGCAGGCTAATACCCGCCGCAAGCCCAGCAAGCCACTTCACGAATGCCACCAAGTTCTCTGCCGTAGACCACGCCGTAGCGAGCTTTTTGATGTCTGCCTTGACCTCTGACATGTCCGCCTGCAAGGTCTCAAAGTCCTTGCGAAGCAGCGCAAGCTCGAGCGCGTTGTTTGTTTCTTGCTCTGACATGGCGCACCTTACTCAGCCGCAGGCTCTGGCGGTGGCAGTGGGGGCGGCGAAAAAGTGCCGTTTTCGTAGACCCAACCAGGGCCGACGTAGTAAGGACATTCCACCCATGAGCCATAAACTTGTGGCTGAGTGTCTTGCTCCACCACGTTGTCGACGGTACTGTTTTTAATTAAAGCCCAGCGTTTCATGCTTGGATGAACTCCTCAATGACAATATACCCACCGCTTCCGGTGCCGCCCGCTCCAGAGGTTGAGCCACCTCCTGAGCCGCCGCCTCCTCCGCCATACTGGGTGCCATTACCTCCGGCGCCACTGGTGCCACCAGATGCCGCAGCGTTGCTGCCATTACCACCGGCGCCGTACATGGAATTTCCGCCGCCACCGCCGCCGCCATGATCTCCGCCAGTTCCTCCCGTAGAAGTTCCTGCGGAAAGAACACCCATCGTATAGCCGGCCTCTCCAGCACCTGTACTAAACCCGCCATTTCCTCCATTCCCGCCGCGCACCGCAGGGGCCACGACATCAGTACCGATGCTGCCGCCAGCGCCGCCTGTGCCGCCGCCACCAGTTCCTGCGCCGCCACTTCCGCCTAACGCGGTAAAGGCCCAAAATGTCGTCTTACCACCTGTGGCGCCAACATTGCCGGTTTGACCAGTTGTTCCGGCTCCACCTGCGCCACCAGCCCCGACCGCGTAAGCATAAGAGGCTTCTGATAATTTAAGCCAAAATTGAACGGTCGCGCCGCCTCCCCCGCCACCGGCGCCAGACTTTGACCCTCCGCCCGGATCAGATTGCCCTGACCCGCCACCGCCGCCGGCCCCGACAAGCGTGACGCGGACATAGGATTGGCTGGCGCTAATCGGCGTAAACGTGCCAGAGCCGCTGGTGTAAATCGTGACCTTGGCAGGGCCACCCGTAAACTGAGAAAACGCGCTCATGTTAAAACCCATCCTCTGGTTGCATCTGCAAATCTTAATTGAGCAGAGGCATATGGCGCATTCAGCGTCATATCTTCTGCCAAGCTTTGGATGTTCTGACTGTTACGCGCTACGACGTTGGTGGTCAATCCGTTAGCGACCGTAATCCACACCGTATCTCCCGCGCTGGGGGAGGCCGGTAATGTTACCGTGGTCGCCGCGGCGTTCGTCAGCACATATTGATTGCTCGCCACCGCCGTCTGTGTCGTGCCTGACACGATATTCATGGTCGGCAACCCAGCAGCGGCAATCGTGATTGAGCCGGTTCCGTTCGTGATCGTGACGCCAGAACCCGCCGTCAGCGTGGCTTTAGTTAACGTATTGCCCGTCGTGTTACCAATCAACAACTGACCGTTGGTGTACGTCGTCTGACCTGTGCCGCCATTGGCTACCGGCAGCGTACCTGTCACGCCAGTCGTGAGCGGCAGCCCGGTGGCATTGGTGAGCGTCACCGATGATGGCGTACCAAGCGCAGGCGTCACCAGAGTCGGGCTTGTCGCGAGCACGTTGTTGCCGCTGCCCGTGTTGGTGACGCTGACCACGTTCTTACTGGCATCGAGCGCCAGTGCAGTCGAGGCTGTCAGCGCAGACATGTTCTGCGTGCCGCCAACCTTTAGCACCTTACCAGTGCCGACCTGGATGCCGACAGAGGTGCCGGTGCCGTCGGCCTTGAAGATACCGTCGATCGTGTCGAGGTTGGTATTAAGTTTCCCACCCCATGAGTCAGATGACGCGCCAACTTCTGGCTTCGTCAGTGACAGGTTGGTGGTTGTTGTGTCTGCCATTATCTATCCCTCACTGCAAAATCGCAGGATGTGTCTTAACTGTCCAAATCTCCGCCGTGTCTGCGACCGGCGTCCAAGTCTCTGCTGTGTCGGCGACTGCCGTCCACGCCTCCGGCGTATCTGGCTCGATCTCCCACTTCCTGCGCCCGGTGACGATCATCGTCGCCAAGGCGGCCATCGACAGCGTGCCAAACTGCACGCGGATGCCGGTGGCGGTGAGCGTGGCGATAGCATCAAGCTGCGCACTACCAAGTCTTTTTCTAATCGCGCTTGCCGTGAGCGTGCTGACAGCAGGCAGCGTTGCCGCGCCAAGTCTGACTCGCACTCCGGCAATGGTCGCCGTGGCTGCGGCATTCAGTGCCGCTTCGCCAAATCGCACTCTGGTGCCGACCGTCGTCACCGTCGCAGCGGCATTCATGGCAGATGCGCCAAGGCGCACTCGAGTGCCCGCTGCTGCGACCGTAGCGGCAGCGTTTAACGTCGCCTCGCCACGATCCTCGCCCTCGCAGTACTCGAAGATCCAGTAACCGCCTAGGACGTAAAGGTTGCTCACTCTTAGGCCGCCTCACTCCACGGCAACGGCTTGGCAACAACCGGCGGGTTCACTTGCGCGTCAAGTTCACGCGCCACGTTCGCCTCAACCTCGTCCTTGTCCACGCCGTTCGCCCAGACCCAACCCAGCACATCCGCTTCGGTCAGATCGGGATAGGCGATGAAGTCGCCGCTCGGTGAGGCAAAGCCCATGCTGCCGTAGTTGGACGCGCTGTGGTCGCCATCTACCGCCGTGCAGCGCCATGCCGCAGTCACCACAACGTCGGTGTGCGAGCCGTCTACCGGCTTGACGACCATGCTTTCAATTTTCCAGTTAGCCATTGTCCGTCTCCTTCTGTTCGGCTTGCGCCTTCACTTGCGCGTCAATCTTGACCAACAACGGCCACGCGCCGCTGCTAGTGGGTAACTGCCCCAATACTTGCAGGATGGCCTGCACTTCCTCGGGTGTAAGGTCTAGTTTCATTTTGCCTCCAATGCGGCGACTTTGGCTGACAGTTCTTGAATGGCTTTTACCATTGCCGGGATCAGTTCTTCATGGCAAAGCGTTTTGTATTCAATGCCATCTGCACCAGCGAGCGACTTGCTAACAGAGTTAGGAAATACCTGCTCAAACTCTTGTGCAATAAAACCAACGGCATTTTTTTTGTCCTGACCCTTTCCGGCTTTCCAATCAAACCGGCGCGGCTTAACGGACAAAATCTCATTGAGTCCTGCATCCAAATCGCGGATGTTTTCTTTTAACCGTTCGTCGGAAATTCCGGTGATGGTTGTTGTCGTTGCATTGATAACGCCCGCTGTTGTAACGTAAAATTTATACGCGCCAGAATTTGTTGAATACAGCGTGTAAGTGTTATATGCACCAGAACCGTCTTGAACAACATTGCGAACTAATGGATTAGATGCATCTTCCTGCGATATTAACTTTATTCCGACGTCTGCCGTTGCAGACGCACTTGTGGTTCCAACAAAAGTATTCCCCGCAAAATAATTCTGCGCCGTCCCCGCTGCATAGAAGTTCCAGCGGTTTGAGCCAGAGGCGATGTTGCTGTAGAAGCCGTAGTTGTTGGTGGCTCCAGTTAAGCCTGCAGGTGCAAGAAATGCATATTGGCTTGTAACTGCTGACCCGGCCCCGATGGTTCCTTGGTTTGCCCAAAAATGAGTCAAACTTGCAGCAGTAAACGAAGCCGCCGCAGTAGAAGGGTTGCTTCTAAATATGGCTACATCGCCGGTGCTTCCACTTGGAATGGTTCCCGCAGCCCAAAATACATTCGTGTTAGTTCCGCTTGTTGGCAATGTTCCAAGAACATTTACCTTTGCACTTGCATCCGCCGTCCCGCCAATGCCGACGTTGCCGGAGGTGTCAATAAGAAGGCGGGCTGTGTTTGCACCAACGTCAAACAACTGCCAACTTGTTGACCCCGAACGAAGGCCAAACTGCCAAGTATTAGTGCTGGTAGTGCCAACGCCAAATTGAGCAAAACCGTTTGTTGAATCGCCACGAAATAAATTTAATGCGGCTTGGTTTACTGATCCAGTAGTGGTGCTTCGTACGGAAACGACTGGAGCCGTGCTTGTACCTTCAATTTGTAATTTGTCCGTTGGCGAAGCAGTACCAATGCCGACGTTGCCCGACGTATCCAGCCTTAATCTCTCGCTGCCGCCTGTGAAGAAGGTCATGGGCAGGCTAGTTCCCGTGCCAAAATTTGCTGCTTGAACTCTTGCTTCTGTTGCAGTTGCAACAATTTGAATTCCGCTTGCATTGGTAGGGTCAGATGAACTATTTAACGCTGTAAATTGTGCTTGTGCGCTAGTTCCATTCGGTATTGCTGCAACTCGCGTAACCCCGTTCGCCGTGCTTGTTTGAAACAACACGGCATTGCTCGTCGCCGTGGACATATCGCCCGTGATGCGCTGGGCGGTGCCAGAGAAGGTGAGGTTGCCGGTGGATAGCGTAGTGCCGGCAAAGCTCGGGCTGCTGCCGGATTGATACTTGTCGTTGTTGAGGTTGTTAAAGTTCGCATCGACCTCGTTATGGGTCAACGGCGAACCTTTACCTGCACGGGTGACGATCGTCGACATGAAGCCCCCTATCAGGCCAAGGTGATGTCAAGATCACCGATCTCAACTCGGAACACGTCTCCCGATGCAATCGCCTTGGATGCAGTCAGCGCGCCATGCGCCAATAGGTTGCCGCTCGTCAAAGCATCCAGAATGCCGACGTGCGTGATGGTGCCCCAGCTCGAGCCGGCCACAGGAAACTCCACCGCCGCGCTGTTGCTCGCCGTGTCAGTGACCACCGTGAAGGCGATCGTCTGGCGAGCGTATGCCGTGCCAGAGCACTCGGTTCCGGTGTTTCCGTCGCCGGGGTCAGAGGTGTAGAGCGCCAGATACAAAGTCGCCGGTGCGCTATAAGCACTGCCGCCAAAGACATGCAGCAGCACCTTGTTCTCAAGATAGTTTGAAAATGCACTCACGGGATAACCCTCGTCGGTTTAACAGTCATCACGGCGCGCCCCTGATTAAAGGCGGCGCGTTCGTTTTGCAGGAGAATGTCGTTCACTGCGGTCTCGTAAAGCGCAGACCACGTTGCCACTCGCTCATCGTCGCGCAGGTACGGGGCCGCCTGGAGCAGCGATCCGTACAGGTACACGTCAGGGTGGCGGTCTAAAATCCAATTAGAGGTGTTAGCGTCTGACAACTTGGCGAGCGTCGCCACATACGTCAACTCTGCCGTGTAACTCGTGTCCGGCGCGGGCAGCACTTCGATCTGGTTTCCGACCAGAGCGAAATACTGCGGCTTGCCGGTG